ATATTATAGTAATAACTTTGACCTTGAGATAAGGTTACAAAGCGAAGATAGAGCGCACCGTATCGGGCAAATAAGTAAAGTTACTTATATAGATATTGTAGCTGATAAAACAGTCGATGATAAAATACTATTAGCATTACGGAATAAAATCAATATAGCTAGTCAAGTTCTTGCTGAGGATTTTAGGGATTGGATCGTTTAAGAAGATCTTGATATAATAAAAATCATACCAAGGAAAAATGTTGCGGCTGCAAGCACAGCACCACTTATCATCAACATTTGTTTCATGTTTTCAGCAGCTTCTTTTTCTTGTTGCCGTTTTAAACGACGAGCTTCTGCCGCAGCTTCTTTAGCTTCGCGTATACGTTTAGCTCTTTCATCTACGATACTTCTCCATGTCCCATGACCAAACCGCATATCAACCATACTGGCTATTTCGCGCATTTGTTCTTGGGCTAACTTTGCATCTATTACTTCTCTAGCAACATTAGTAACACCAAACTGATCACCAACACTAACGCCAGACTGTTGGCTACGACGTTGTTGGACTTGTTTTTCTCCCTCAAAGAGTTTGTCTATAAAACCCGCAATCTCACCAACATCATTAGCAGTACCAATAGCACCTTTAATACCATCAACAGCACTTTTGAATAAGGCTATCCCTGCGAGAGCAGTGGATATGGGTTCCATATCATACCTCCCGCATACGGGAGACTAACCGTTCAGCACGATTTGTTACTTGGTGATACCATTTTGAGTCAACCATCTCATCGGCTGCTTGCTGCCAATCACGTGCATCGACACCAGCTTTCATACCTTTGAATTTGCTTAACCGAGGGTATCCCATATTGAACATCATATTCGCTATTATTAGTTGCACTTCTTCTGGTAAGGAATCAAAGTCGGGGTACAATCGTTCACAGTCTTCGAGGACTGTTCCAACATCTTTATTAAAGCACTCTGCGACTCTATCTGTTGTGATAAATGTTCCGACTGGACGGTTATACTCTTCGTCAGATTCAGTGACCAAGTGACCAATCCCAAAAGTAGGCAGACCCAAATGATCCAAGTATATTTCATACTTACACCCCTCATCTGCTTCTATTTGTTTCCGTAATACTTCAAGATCCATTATGCTAATCCCATGATACCTTGGTTACGACGATTTGCTATTGCACCACCTAACTCATCGCGAGGAAACAGAGAGGAAAAGTTCGTAATCCCTGCACCCTGACTAGCTCTAGGTGGTGGTTGTATCTGTGGTGCGCTCGCTAATTGCGTAGGCGCAGGAGTAGTAGGGGCAATAGGTGGTGCGCTCACTACTTGTGTAGGTGCAGGAGGAGCAGCAACAGCGGCAAACTCATCACCCATCTCAGGTGGCTTTCCTGTGCGCTCTACTTCTTCTTTCGGTGTTTCTACATCTTTACTAAAACTATCGCCAAGTTGGTTAAGTATATTTGCGTAAACTTTAGATCTACGTTTATTCCAAAACTTTTGTATAGGAGTTTTTCCACCATACAGTGTTTTAAGCTGCGCTACTGAAGGTGGACTTGCAAAAATACTTGCCATAATATTATTAGTGAAAATAGTTCTAAATGCCGCTAATTCTAATTTAGCAAGACCAGCTACAGCGGAAGCAGCTTGAATTTGCCCACCAGCATCTATTTGGAAACCCGCTAAAAAAGATGAGTAAATACGATTATCTTTCAACTCTTGCATATACGGACTTTTTGCGTCGTACTTAGGCACATCACCTTTTAATGTAGATGATTGGAACAGAGGTTTGAATTTACTGTAATCGCCTGAAAAATTCGTTAGTTCAGTAAAGGCTTGTGCTAGACCTGAAGGCTTTACTACATTTAAACCCTGTTTATCAAAAGTAGAATTAGCATCTAATATCTTTTTGAAAACGGCTGCTCTCATATCATTAGCAGTTTTGCCATTTAAGCCGCCGTTCTTATTAACAAATGTAATAATTTCAGCTTCTGTCATTTCATTAACAGAAGTTAAAGCTCTTTCACCGACTGTCATCCTGCGTGACATAGCAGCATTTACACCATCAGATTGTAACCATGATGATTGCCTAGCTATATTTTCTAGTGCTGCGCGGTCGCCAGCATCAGGAACCATTTTTGCAAATAACTTATTATCTGATTCCATGATTTGGCGTATACGTTGCTGAGTCAAAGCAGGGTTTTGGTATAGCCAAGTTATAAAACCATCTTGTACATCTGCTATTAATTGGTTAGCTGCAAGTTTGCCATCTGGTTTATTTCCAGAAGCAGCTTTTGACATTTTTGTAAAATAATCCCAATCACGAGCGGTAAACTCACCCTTCCAAAACTTTTCAGCAAGCTCATTTGGCATAACTTCTGATTTGCGGGAAAACATACTAGCTATATTAGAAGCATTTAATGTATCTGCTTTTAATTTCACTAAAGTTTTTGCTTCATCATATGCTTGTAAAAACTTTGTACCACCACCTTGGGGGTTAGCTAATACATCATCTATTGCATCAATAAGTTGTTTAGCTGATTTAGAATCAGGACCATCCATTAAACTACTAGCTCTATCTCTTAAACCTTTAAGCTGGCTTAATGCATCAAAACTTAATTTTTTACCTTTATCTTTTACAACCAGTTTAGAAACTGTTGGGTCAATCACATTTAGAATGTCATTGGTTATTGCAGCAAGGTCACCGCTTAACTCACCTTCTACTCTTTTACTTGTTTCAGTGGCAAACTTCCCTTTTTGGTCAAGGGGAATACCTGTATCAGTTCGGCCACCTTTAGGCACAGTACGAGTTTGTGTACCAAGTTGAAGTACTCTAGCTACCTCTTTTACAGGGCTTAAATCAAAAACCACACCTTCAGCATCCGAAGTATTAAAGGCTTTTTTGTATGCTTCATCAATAAGTTCATTATGGGATGTCTGTACTCTACCAGCAGATCTGCGTATGTTTTCCTCGATAACTTCTAGTGTCATACCTTCGGGTAGTTTACCACCGAACCTATTAGCCACTATTTGATAGACTTGTTCAGCTAAATCATCTTGCTGTAATTTGGTATAGGTACTTAATTCATTTGCATTGAATGAATCAAAATTACTTGCTGCTTTTTGTTGTAATTTTTCGTACAGTTTACGTTCTTGGTTATTTAACAAACGTCCTGGAATACTAGAAGTTCCTGCTGTTTGAGTAAATGCAGCTTGAATTAATTTATTATCTGTTGCTAATTGTGCTGCTCCAAATAATGGTAAACCAAGACGCTGTGCTGCTTCTTGCGCTGCTAAAGATCGCTCTCCCGCTTTTCCAGCAAGAAAAGAACCACCTGTATCATCAGTAAGAATTTGTCTGACTTTACCGCCAGCTATAGGTAATATCTTAGTTACTAGACCATCTATTAAACCGATTGTAGCAGCATCTTTCACACTGAGTTTTTCAAGTAATTCATCTTGATTCATAGAAGTTTCATCAAGGACAGCTTGATCAATTAAATTTCCTATTGTAGCTCCACCAGCCGCACCAAGAGCAGGAAAATAAGGGGTTAGTATTGTACCTACTACACTTCCAACGGTAGTAAAGTTTGCGACATTACCTGTAAAACTAGCTACTTCATTACTAACATCAGAAAACCCTGTAGGGTCTACATTGAATACATCACCTTCTTCTGTAATGCTGTATATTTCTGAGAATTTACCGCCACCAGTCGGCACTCTAGAGTATTTACCATCAGGATAATGTTTTTTAAAATATGCTTGACGGTCAGCAAAAGTGCCTGTCATACGTCTACGAGCTAATCCATCTGATACATTAAAGCTCATTGGACCGACAGCTTTACCGCCTTGCCAATTATCACCAACAGTTTCACCCACAACTTGATCAATACGCATGAGTTCAACTTCATGAAACTCATTTAATTCTTCCATGGTTCTTGCATCACGAGCTTTAGTAATATCTATTTCTAAAGGCTGAAACTCATTAGGGTCAGGCTCACCTAACCCTATAATGCGTAAATCATTTTGTATTTGTGCTTCAAAAGCTGCTGCATCAATATCTTCATCTGGATCGGTGGCAATAAAATCTGCACCAGTAAAAGGTGTAAACCTAGCCCCTCCAGGAGTATATTGCAAATCGGGTGTTGTTGTAGTCTCTGGCGCAGAAACTCGTGCGCTGATTCCAGATCCCACACTAGGAGCTACTGCACTACTCGTAGTTCTTGCAGATACTGCCATCAATTGCTCTCAGTCACACTAACAAAAGTATCATAGGTTGTAGCTGGATCCATTCCATTTAGTTCTGGATTCGTAACTAAAAGGTTAGGCCAGTTTGCGATAAAAGAGTTTCTATCTGCACTGTTTTTTACAGCATTAAATGCAGCTATCTCATCTGCTGGCACAAAATCAGCTTGACCTTGATCATTAATTACAGCAAGACTTCCTGCTGGAGGAGCATCTACAGAGGCTTGTAATTGGCTAACCATTTCTTGTGTGATTACAGGATTAGCTGCCCGAATATCTTTTAAGCCTTGATTAAATTTAGCATATTTTTGTTCTGCACCGATGCCTTGATTTTCTTCTTTAAGCAAAAACTCACTAGAATAATCAGCTTCAACTCTAGCTCTGGTTTTTGCTGCGGCAAACACTTTCTGTAAAGTTTTTAGACCATCTGGTGAAACACCAATATTTGGACCAGCATCTATGATCAATTGAACTTCAGACTGGTTGAGGTTTCCAGGGAAACTTTCAGCCATCATAACAGCAAATTGTGCTCCAACAGATTTTAACAATTCACCGCTGGCTACATCGTTACCTGTTTCACCTGAGAACAATTTATTAAACTGTTCTTCACCAATTAAAGACCTAAGTTTATCTCTACCACCAACTTCATCCACCATTTTTATAACACTTAATCGCGTTTCAGCAAAAGCACCTGTGCTAAATTTATTAGAGGCTAATACCGATATATCAGCTAAACTAGAAAGTTTATCGGCACTTTGAGCCCCTTCTCCTATGTCTTTAATTTGTTTGCCAAGCAGACCAGCAAACTCTTTATCAAGTGCTTCATTAGGATTGTATTGTGTGGTGACAGTATTTTTACCTTTAATGAAAGCATCAATAGTTTTACCAATATATAAATCTCTAGCGGCTGCTTTTTCGAGGTCTGTGCCTTCTGTATTAGCAAAAATCATTTGAGCTTTAGTGTTCATTAGATTGGTAAACTCAGGATCTTTAGTTGTGAGTTTATCAGATAAGAATCCCATCTCATTTTTAGCTTTTGCTATATCTGCCGCAGTTGATTGCTCATTATTTACAATAGCAGAAGCTGAATTATATCTATCCATAAGTGCTATAAACTCAGGTGGTTGTATCCCTGTACCTTCAGCCCCTTCAATTTTAGTAGCTGATTTTGTACTAGGGTCAAAAGCAAAATATCCTGTAGTAGCATTACCAAATATTTGATTTGCCTTACCTGACCCTGCTTTTGCAGTTTGCACAGCATCTTTATCATCTAAGTAAAAATATCCAAACTCAGAATCACCAAATATTTTAGGTGGTGGAGCACCTGTACCTTCTGCGACTTGTGTGGTCGTTTTACCATCCTCATTTAAAACATGATAACCCATTTTAGAATCACCAAACGGTGTTTTCTTACGACCTAACCCTTCTTTCAATGTAATAGGTACGGTAGGATTTTTGGGATCAACGGCATAGTAACCGAATGTTGCATCACCAAAAGTTTTTAGATCAGGGATCTTAAGTAAATCAGGTGCTACCTTTAATAGTAAGTCAGACTCAGCTTTAGCTTTAGCTGTCTTACTTGCTGCGGTAGCTTCTGCTGCTTTTAATTTTACAGCTTGTTCAGTCTTGCTTTTAGCTTGAGCCATTTGCAAAATAGGATCACTTACAGCTTTAATTGTTTCAGGTGCTAAAACTGAAGTCAACAGCCCACCTTCTGGAGCATTAGCTACAGCAGCGGCTAAATTTAATCCAGCTATATAAGGGTTTAACTCATACCCTGTTTTATCACTACCCAATACATCTTTATAGTATTTAAGATTTTGGTCATATGTAGTAGCTTGGGGGACAAGACCCTGTAATGTTTTTAGAGTAGCTAAATTCATACCAGATGGAAATGTTGTTTCACCTTCAGCTGATGAGCCACTTTGTCGCATTACAGGTTGTTCACCCATAGCCATACGCATTATAGCTTCATCCTGTCCAGGAGCTTGCATAGGCTGACCACCCTGCATTGCATCAGCAGCACCTTGCATTGCACCCTGACCACCTAACTCACCAAGCATAGACATAATACCATCATCAGCAATAGCCCCACCCTCTTCCTGAGAGCCTTGTTCAGCGGAGTCTAGTAAAGTAAGGGAGGGCTGTATAAGAGTAAGCGCAGATTCTGGTGTTTTACCAGCATCTTCTTTACCAATATAACCAGCTAACTCATTACGACGTTGGTCAATACTTTGATCATCACCACGAATAGCATTCATAATACCTACATAATCTTCAGCATTATCAATATCATCATTCATACTTTGGAGGCCACCAGCTATTTCAGCTAGAGTACCTTCCATTTCAGCTTCTTGCTCAGGTGTAGTTTCTAACCCAGAAGTAATACCTGTTCCAGCAGCTTGGGGTGGCTGACCACCGAACATTCCTCTTTGTAGAACTGGATCACTGTAAGTTTCATTAGGTCGCAACATAGTAGCCTCCGGACCTGCCATATTACCTGAAGGCATAAGTATACCAGCGGCAGCTCCAGCCGGACCAGCTAAACGACCCAATGCACTTAACCCTCGTGGCGCAGCCAAAGGAGGCTTTCCACGATTAGCAAAAGCAGCATCTTTAGCAGCTATTCTAGCTTTCCTGTCTGCCCCAATGTTAGCTCTTTGTTGTGCTTTTGCTCTCTTTTTTAGAGCATTTTGAGCCGCACTTATAGCAAACGGTGAAGCCGCTGTAGCTGCACCACCGCCTAACAAGATTGCTCTTACCCGAGGGTCTGTTACTTCACCAGCCATTAACCAAATGCTTTCTGTGCTGCACCATATAGGCTAAGACCACCAATACCAGCACCTAGTAATTGATTTAGTACATTTGGCTGTGGATTTGCCCCTTGTGATATTGTCATCTGTGAACTAGGCGCACCACGCAATATATCACTGTAGAAACCAAGACGTTGATAAGGCTCATAAACTTTTTGCATTTTTGTTTGACGGCGAGCTTCATCTTGTGCTTGTTTTATTGCTCGTTTTTGTTCACCAAGTGCAAATAGATTTGATTGTTCAGCTATACCCAGCTTTGTTTGTAATTCACCTAGACCTGCTTGTTGCATTCCTAACTGACCAATACCTTGAGCAAGCTGACCCTGTATTGATCCTAATTGACCCTGTGCTTGTCCTAATTGGGTCATTCCTTGCCCAACCTGTATTGCCCTATTCATTTCATTTTGGGCAGCAGCTTGCGCTTGCAAAAAATTATCTGCTTGCGCTTTTGCTAATGCAGAGGCTTGGTTACGACCTATTTCTGATTGTTGAACGGCTGCCCGACTACCCCCAAAAGCTCCACTTTGCGCGGCTGTTGCATCAGCTTGTGACCGTTGCATATCAAAAGCACGAGAAATTTCATCCCCCACTGCTTGTTGATAAGGGTTCATATAGGCATCTAATTGTGCTTGGCTAGGAGCACCCATACCCTGTGCATAAACTCCTCCAACTTGCCCTAATGTACCAGCTCCTTGTCCTACAGCTGATTGCCCAGCCTGAAATCCAGGAAGAGCAGCCCCCATTGTAGCAGCTCCTGTTTGTAAATAAGGTTGATAGCCACCTAAACCACGTCGAGCTGCGTTTAACGCATTTATTTGTTCTTGCGTCATACCCTGAGAAGTAATTCCTGGCAATCCACCACGAGGAGGAGCACTCGTCAGAGCTTTAGCTTGCTCCATGAGTCCTAGTTTATAGGCTTCAATCTCAGGAGATTCTTTGGTAATTACGGTTTCGGTAGCCATTATGCCATCCCCTCAAACTTACGCATCATATCATACATACGTTGCGCTCCAGCTCTACGATCACCATCACCAGCCCCACGGACAGCTTTTGCATTCATAACAAATTCACCATCACTTAGCATAGCTGGTATAGAATCACTGGTTGGTGTTCCAGGACCATTGATTGCGCCACCACCCGCCGCCCTTCGCATGGGTGTTAAAAATGTAGGGTCTTGGTAGTAAGGGTTATCACCATAGAAGTCCTTACCGAAGAATCTATCAGGGTATTGTGCTTTATACTCATCTAAAGTTAATCCGGTATAATCATCTACACCATCATCATCCTCATCGCTAAAAGCTCCTGCTAAAGCTACTCCAGTTCCTACTGCTCCTGCCGCATATAAGCTAGGCGCAGCTTTTGTTAAGAAACTGGGAGCTCCTGCTGTAGCAGCTTCTGCTATTTTAGCACTAGCTTGTTCTTCAATTGCTTTTTTAGCTGCTAAATCAAGTGTTGAATCACCTAACGTGCTAAGAGCTTGTGCAGCTTCCGCTCTCGCTACTTGTTGTTGTAAAGCGGGATCTATACTTGCGCGACTTGGGCTAAATACACTTTCTGCAAAACCTTCACCTTTTATCGCTCCTGTGGTTGGGTCAACAGTAGCAGGAGCAGGGTCATATAAATATTTTTCTATAAATGATTTTTCAGAAGGAACAAGAGGTTTATCAACTCCAGCACCAGCAGTAGTATCTACAAGTTGAGCTTTTCTTGCGACAACAGGGTCTGTACCCTCTGTCATAAACGGTTTATCTGTGACTTGTTGACTAGCTTGAGCTACTTGACCTGCACTAGCGTTAGGATTAAAACCATAAGGGTTATCATAAGTTAACCCACCTATACCACCTTTAGTGCCAAATAATCTATCTGTTTGATATGCAC